CTGGCGAGCATTACCGCCGTAGCGCCACAGTGTTTCTAATCGAGTTTTTACCAATGACTATACGCCCGTGTTGTTCGGGCACCAGGAGTAACCATGGCAGCGCTGCCCTACATGCAACTTTATATTGCTGATTACCTGGCGGACACCATGCATCTGTCAACTGAGGAGCATGGCGCATACCTGCTGCTGATGTTCAATTACTGGCAAACAGGGAGGGCTATCCCTAAAAGTCGGCTTTCGAGAATTGCACGGCTAAGCAACGACCGTTGGGCTTCCGTTGAAGCCTCGTTAAAGGAGTTTTTTAACGATAACGGCACTGAGTGGGTACATGAGCGTATTGAAAGGGATCTGGAGATGGTTCGTTCATCTCAGCGACAGAAATCTGATGCGGGAAAAGCCTCTGCAAGAGCCAGAAAAGTTAAAAAAACAGCAGAAGGGAAACGGAATGGTAACGACCGTTCAACGGGCGTTGATGAGCCGTTTGAACAGAATGATAACGGCAATCCAACTAATAAAGATCCAGATATAGATACAGATCTAAAAGAAAACCCCTCTCTACGCGGGCGTGAAACTCCAGCGATTCAGGAACCGCAATACTTGGCTGGACTTGATATTCCGATCGGTAAATTCACGATGCACGACATGTGGCTACCGTCACAGGACTGGCCGCAGCTGGCTGCTACCTGGGGAATAGCGCTTCCTGAACCGGCATACCTGCCGACAGAGCTGGCTGAGTTTACCGCGTACTGGAAATCCGAAGGGAAGGTATTCACACAAGTCCAGTGGGAACAGAAATTTGCCCGCAGCGTGATAAACGCCAGAGCTAAATCCAAATCACAACCAGCAACCGGAGGTAACGGCAATGCAAGAATTCAACCAGTTAACACCGCATCCCGGGCAGTTCAGGAGATTCAGGCAGCCAGAGAACGCTGGGAGCAGAAACACGGACTTACTGGCGGCGGATACGGCATGGAGGCTCTGGACTGTCATGGGGGAGATTTTTTCGAACCGCTGGACCCAGAAGAACGGGGCGGCGCCATCGGATATGTGGATAGCTCAGATCGGTTCGATGACTGAGGCCCAAATCACTCTGGTTTGCCGCAAGTGCATGGAACGTTGCGCGATGGGGAATACCTGGCCACCAGATCTTGCTGAGTTTGTTTCTCTGGTATCCGAGAGCGGTGCAAATCCCTTTGGACTCACTGCTGATGCCGTAATGGCAGAGTACAAGCGCTGGCGAAACGAATCGTACCGTTATGCCGACAGCACTGAATACGAATGGCCAGATGAGGTGCTGTATCACATTTGTATTGAAATGCGCCGTAGCGGGATCGAACGCCAGATGACAGAGCGGGAACTGAGGCGACTGGCTGAAAAATTACTGACGAAATGGACGAAGCATGTCAGTAACGGATTTACGATCCCACCAATACGCAAACAGCTTGAGGCACCGCGTCATCCGCCGGGACCCACGCCAGCACAGATTTTGATGGAAGAGTACAAACGCCGCAAAGCGGCAGGTTTAACCAAGTAAGCGAGTTTTGACTATGACCAAAAAAACCAAAGAACGAGTTACCCAAGCACAGATGGTAATCGTCATCGTGCAAAGAACGCCGGGCTGCGTACTACAGGATATCTGCGATGTGCTGGATTTACCCTCCAGCTCTGCGGGAAATCACCTTCGCCGACTATATGCTGCTGGCAAGTTGCGCCGCTGGCACAACGGAGTTCAGTATGTTTATCGCGTTACTGCCGGCGTGGATATTCCGGACGTTAACTTGCCCGAACCGGCTATCAGAGCTACGCCGGAGAAAATGCAGAAAGTGAAAGATGCCATCGTCCAGGCTCGCCAGCTCGAAGAAAGGGGGCTCTACCGCCGGGCGGCTACGGCTTACACTGCCATTTTGGGAATGGCTAGTAACGCCAGCGAAATGTGGAACATCGCCCGCCAGCGTAGCCGCTGTCTCCGCAATGCGGCGAGGTGCTGATTATGGCGAAAAGAACCCAACTGCAGAAGGTACGGGATGTTCGGAGGATTATTGATTTGTCAAAGAACATGGGCGCATCACTACCGAACAGGCGGATGAAATGACCGGGAGTTCCATAAAAACGACTCGGCTGGATATGCAGGTTGCGCGGAGAACCGGGGAGTTCATCCGGCATGGTCGTCAGGGATTATTCCGCGATAATCATGCGACTATCGATTTTAACCAAGAAAATTTAACTACCATCGATTAGGATGTAACAAAGATTCATAGAGTATTAGCTCTTATTTTTTGCTGCAAAAATATAATTGGCAGAATTGAAGAATATAATTGATTTGCAAGGCTGGCTTTAAATTATAATAATGGAAAATAAAGTCGTTTTATTTTTTATGTCTATTTGATAATTATTTGGCCCAGTGTCATTTACTGGGCCAAATAATGGCTAACCATATATTCTTAAGTATTCTTGAGTATCGAATCGGGCTGAGCTAAGAAGATTTGCGCTTTTCTCAACCATAGCTTGTCTAACGTTAGGGCTAGTGAGCAAGTATCTATCGCAATCAGTGCATTTATTAACCCGATCAATATAATACGATGCAATGGTTGGTTCTTGAAATCTCTCCACCCTTGCATTAGGTATTGCTAAACCTAATGGATCTGGGACTTGATCAGGGTGAGGTGTAAATAGAAGAGCCAAAGAAAGCATGTCAGGGTATTCAGACTCTGGTAATACTTTATACTCCATGGCATCAAGTATCTTAACAGTAGTTTTAGGTGTAAGACTAAGAGAGAAAGATAATAACCATTTGCAAAGAGAAGTTGAAACGATTTTTCTGAAGTTCTCACAGTTCCCCAGAGACTGAGTAAGTGAATCTCGATCAAATACATTGAAGATTTCTTGTGATTTAACTCTAAAGTTTTCATCGTTTAAGTTAGACGAATAATGTTCTTTAAATTGGTTGAGAACTTCGTGGTGAATATGGTCAGAGCCAATGCGCGTGGTTAAATATAGCAACCATGGTTTATCTCTATTATTTTGTAACTGGATGATTTTCGTGAGCAAATTGTAATGATTAGGACTTCTTCTTGCTGGCCTTTGATTGGTGACACTACCGCAAAAATCTAAATTTATTACATCAAAGTCACCGAATCCTTTAAATCTTTGATAGGCTAGAGAATCCTTTGATACAATATTTAAAATATCATTGTTATGATACTCGGAGTTGCGGTCTATAAAAGGTAAAGCTCTTACCTCATTTAAGGATATATTGGCGTTTTGCTCTCGTAATTGCTCACTTTCATGATCGTTAAACCCGAGGAAGTGAAGTTTAATATTTCTTCTAAGACATATTTCCTCATGGATAGTTCTAATGTCAAGAAGATCATCGCCTGGTAAACTAAAGTATTTTATTGTATCCTTATCATGAAATGGTTTATCAAGAAGCATATTTATATAATAAACCCATTGGTCCAATCTTACTAAATGTTTACGTGGATGATGCCAAGGCAAAAAATTATTTTTAACAAGACGACCTGCAGGAGTTTCTTGCATATCTTCAAAAAGATCATTGAAGAATTCTTGATCACTCATTATGCATCTCCTTCTGCAATAATGACTTCATAAATCGCCTTTATCATTGAATTACGCTGTGAAAAAGATAAACTTTCCAATAGTCCATAACTCGCAAGTATCGCAGTAATAGCCTTTATTTTTTCTTCACTAAGTGGAGATAGTTGCTGTATTTTTACTATTTCGTTTTCTGAAGACGAATCAGTTATATTATTAAAGTCAACAACATAATCACTTTCATTGGTTGATGTTGAATCTTGCTTTCGGGAAGCTATAATCGCAACTTTAGGAGGTGTTTGATATAGATCATTACCCGCATTACTCCATGCCTTTTCGACGATACTATCTATCTTTGAAAGAAGTTTATCTTGTTTTAAACCGCGGTTGTTATCCCTTAATTTTTTTGCAAGTTGTTTATTAGCATTAGATAACTGTCTAAAAGCACTATGGACCCATCTTGTTAATATAACAACATGAGGGTGAGAATAATTATAAGACTCTCGGTCTATGTTTAAGGCACTATCTAATCCTTGTTCAACAAAAATTTCAATCGTGACTTGGCGTTTACGAGTGTTTTCTTGAACTTGGTATTTCATAAAAGTATCGTCAAAAAGCGTCCCACTGGCATCATGTACGCGTATGCATACACCTAAATGCTCTGTTGGACATATTTTTGAATTCCAGAGAAGGTATGCTTTAAACTTTAAGGGGCCACCTGTCATCGTTTGTGAGAAGTTTTTAAATTCCTCCCAATATTCCCCAATAAAAATCATTGGCTTGGAGATCGCATGAGAAGTAGATGGTAGATTTTCAAAAGTTATTGGTCTGGATAACTTAAGATTATCAATGAACACATTAAAATCTGTTGTATTGTTTTCATGTGTAAACATTAAATAATCACTTAGTTTTTCTCCCACATGAATATCTAGTGGTGTTGCTTGACCACCTTTTAATAAATTAGATATTTTATAAGCATAAAACTGATTATTATACGGTATCTCGAAAATATCATTTTCAACATAACTTGTTGGTATGCTTAATGCTAAGTCCCATACCATTTTCAAATAAAAATCAAAGAGTAATGATAGCTTGGGGGTAGGATTGCTTGGTTTAGATTCATTCCAAACACATTTCACTAATTTTTTAAAAGCCACATCGGGTGCATCATTAATATCCCAGGGCACAGAACGTACTTTTTCATCATCGTCTAGAAGTTTTAAATGCTCTTCATCTTTTATAGAACCGATATGATATTTAGGGGGGGTTATTATTTCATTGTCATCATTATCAGATGACTCTTTACTTGCAGCAACACCAGCCCAAATATTAGAACTTGACAGAGTTTCTTTGGTTTGAGTTCTAATTTTATGTAATATAATTGTGGTGCCATGTGATTCTAAGTCAGTTGCATTCTCCGTCCATATTTTATATGTTCCGGATTCATATTCACTACTGTCACCTTCATCTTTTAAAATTTGATCAGAAAATTGTTTAAGTGTAACATTTGCAATGCTACGAAAGGCATCGCCTTTACGTTTTGTTATAATTTGGAATGATTGTGTTAGTTGAGATACTGAAAACAAACCAATCCCAATTTTTCCAATGAGATGACGTCCGCCAGGACTGAGGTCGAAATTCTCAGTATCAGTGATACCGTATTCTGCTCCAATATTATTTCTTTTTGAGCTTCCTCCAATATGGTTCATAACGCGAGTCAGAGTTTCAGGACTCATACCATTACCATTATCTTCGATCGTCATGGAGTTAAAGCGTGGTTCATCAGTTCTGATTCGAACTTCTGTTGCATCGGCATCGTACGCGTTTGATATCAACTCTCTCAAAGCAGATCCCGGTTGTCTATAAATGCCATCAGTAACTCTAGCGATCACCTTTTGGTCAGTGGTAAGAAAGGCTGTCTCGACCACTTCCCTATTATTACGAATACTTTCGGCTATTTGTTGTTCATTTTTATGCATTTCCATATCATCCTCTAATGGAATTTATTATTGATACCGCAATTTGCTTAGCCATTGGGGGAGGCACGGCATTTGAGATTTGTGTTACTTGTTGAGAGAGAGTCCCTTTGAGCACAAATTCCTTTGGAAAACCTTGTAGTAACATCGATTCCAAAATAGACAATCTACGTTTCTTTTCTGGATGAACATATATTTCCCGGTTGCCATAAGCAATTGTTGGGCTTGGTTTATCCCAACTGATCGTCCTAAAACTTCTTGTTTTATTGTCTAATAATTCAGGATTTTTAAATCTCATAGATTTAGGAAACATAGTCCAATGATTTGGATGATATTTTATATCGGAGATATGTAAGTTTCTTTTGAAAAATGTAGGTTCTGGCAGTCCGTAAATTACGTCTCTGACCGTTTTTTTATCCGCTGAAGATTGTATCGCGTTCACGAATTTTGCTTCGTGCTTTGAATTTTTACTTATGGCAATTATAATTACTCTTTTTCTTTCTTGCGCAACACCAAAATTTACAGCGTTTAGTTCATTTTCGTAAATGTTGTAACCAATAGTTTCTAATTGAGATGTTATTTTTTTATAGGTTTTTAAGTGTTTTTTGTCTTTTATACCTAATACATTTTCAAACACTACGAATTTAACATCGAAGTGTTTTTTTACCTCAGCAATAAAATCGACATACAGAATAGCTAATTTATTTCTTGGATCAGATGCTAGAGAATTAGGATTCCCGCGGGAAAAGCCTTGGCAAGGCGGCCCACCGATGATACCAAGGCTTTCTTCTTTTGAAATATATTCGTTACAAAGCTCTAATAACCCTGCTACGCCAAGTTCGAGTAGATCTCGTTTTAACGCAGTTGAATCGGGGAAATTATGCTTGTGTGTTTTAATAGCAGCCTCAGACCAGTCTATGGCCAGCTTGAGATCATATCCTGATTGCTTAAACCCCAAATCAAGGCCGCCGGCCCCGCAAAACAAGCTTAATAATTGCACAAGTTAACCCTTTGTAAAACCTATGAACCTTAGTTCTGGAATAATTTCAACTATTTGACTTTCTTATGGAAAAGTATACCAACTGATCCTTGAATGACCTTTTAACAGTTTACAACCTTTAGGTCAGAACATAAATGCTCTTGATAGTAAAGTCAGGTGTTTTTAACTCTGTGATTGCAGAAGCCGGTAGTCAATCTGGAATCTAACAAGTTGTAAGTGAAGCTCACATCATCCAGACAACACGTTCTTATGTAAGGCAAAAAGATATCGATGAAGGCTTGTCAAAAGGTCGTGACATTAGTACTGTGTATGCATACAGTATTTGTTTAAGTGTAGCTATGACGATGCGTTGTTACAGTGGCAAATTTAGATTTATGCATTCTGTAATCTTCGAGAAAATGATAGGTTCGACTAGGTTGATGCCATGGAGACGGCCTAACTTATAGAAGTATTGTTTTTTGTGGTTCGCTGTCATTTTAAGTTGTTGTATTTAAATGTTTTTATTGCTATTGGCAACTTAGTGGTGAGGGTGTCATTGTGGAGAAAAAACAAAAAATGCCAAGTACCGGCTTTATAGTAATAAGATGTGATGATCGGCGGATTGTAGCTCGCCTGACCTCATTCCCTTTATGTGACCGCGCTTTGATGTACCGCCGTGGTGATCTTGTCTCTTTTATGCCCCTCAAGCCAGATGACATTGTGGGGACGCCTTCGTTATTTGCGCAAATGATTGAGAAGGTGAGAAGTGGGGGCGTTAACCCAAATCCACAAGATTCTGTTACACTCCCGTCATAGGCCTGAACAACCTATACCTGCTGCGTCACGGAGAGAAACCATGGCGCAAACAAAATTAATATCTGATGCGGAACAGGCTGGCGATCATGTTGATGGCGCTGGTCTTTCTTCATTCCACAATCTGACACCACGACAGCAGGAAGTTTTTGATCTGCTGGTGGCATATATCAATCAGCATGGCTACCCGCCGACCGTTCAGGAACTGGCCGGGCTTATCGGCGTTAGCTCACCGAATGCTGTCGCTTTGCACCTTCGTGCGTTACATAAAAAAAACTTCATAAAACTATCTCGCGGTATTTCCCGTGGGATTTCTGTGGTCGGAAGAAAGGAACCATTACTTGCCGTGCAGCTGCTGCAGGAAATGATCGCTGACGAGCCTGGGGCGCGTGATCGGGCGCTGGAATTCCTGCGAGTGTACGAGGCCCGGCTATGAAGAAAAGCTGGTTTCTCCATGAACAACTTTCAGAGTCTCAGGCTCTGGAGCTGGCGGAAAGCTACCGGAAAAAGAATTGTCCGGTTGAGAAAAGTCTATCGAGCGACTTTGTCTCCTGGGAACTCCGTGTGCTGTTGCCGGAATCCAGCAAGCCACCGCGCGTTAACAGAACCTATACACAAAAAATGTGGAGGGACTGATGCGCGCATTACTAAATGTTGATGTTGCCCGGCACCTGGGAATTGTGTTGCTTAAACCCGGTAGAGAGTTGATGTCTTTATTCAGCGGTGGGCGCGTGCTGGTGGAGACTCTGCCAGAAAAAATGAAGGCTCTCCCAAGCGGGCGTATTCCTGACGCCGGACAACCTTTACGAGATGATCCCGACATTCGCTCATTCTTTATGAAAGAGCGGGTAGTGAGGGCTGCTGGTGGTATGAATAGTCTCGAATCCTGGTTGCTTAAGAGGGTCAAGCATTGCCAGTGGCCACATTCCGATTATCACCATTCAGAGCTGGTAACATTCCGCCATTCAACAGGGGCAATCGTCGCATGCTGGCATTGTGATAACGAGCTGAAGCACCAGACCGATCAAATCCTTGATAGCCTGGTTGGTATCAATAACGCGGATCTGATAATTGATGCTGCCCGTATCGCACTGGGATTTGATGCTGAACGTTCCCTGTCACTTGCTGAATTGTGCTGGTGGGCTGTCAGCGTTGGAATAGGGGACGAAATCACAGAAGAGATGGCGCGCCGTTCTCTCCGGCTTAAAGAAGAGGTTTTCCAGTCAGTCTACAAAGAAAGCGAAATCTTCCCATCGGTACCGGCCACCAGCATTCTTTCCCCGCTTGTCTCTAAGGTTGCCAGGCATACTGAACTACCAGCCCCGATAAAACCAGAAGTGCCAGTGGTTGTTGATCCCGTTGCACCAGCCACTTTATTCACCAGACCTAAGCGGATCCGCTGGGTATCAGATGGCTTTATTTCCTGGGTAAAGACTCAGCCATGTATGTGCTGCGGTCAGGCGGCCGACGATGCGCATCACCTTATCGGATGGGGGCAGGGCGGCGTTGGTACCAAGGCACACGATATTTTTACGATCCCCCTTTGCCGCAAGCATCACCGGACGCTTCATCACGATCCAGTTGCTTTCGAGCGTGAGTACGGCACTCAGCCGGAATTTATTATTAAATTGCTGGACCGGGCCTATGCGCTCGGCGTTCTGGCGTAAGGAGAAGAGCATGATGACACCACGTCAACGCCGGCTGCAGCGCGCAGGATTAGAAACAGTGGCCGCAGCGCCTCGCAAAAGCTGGTTGGGCCGGTTTACGCCCCTGAATGGTATTCAGTCTGCCTGGATTAAATCGCTACTTACAATATGGGGAGAGAACATGCGCGGGGGAACAGCTCCCCGCAATCCCAAAGGCCACTCCTGCTGGCGAGGTTTGAAAGGGGACCGCTGGTCAGATAAAGCGCTGGAGCGATTGACCGCAGCGATAGAACAGGCGAGGGAGGAGGGATATCGAGGCCAGCAAGCCTTAAACCGAGCACATGTGATTTTATGGCCTCAGCCTGTCATCGGCCTGATAGATTCCGCTATTCATGATGATGATGCTGAATTCGTAGAACGTTGTGTTCTCGACGCATTTGAAGCGGGGGATCCGGTTTATCTGGTAGGAGTTAGTTATTACACCACACGCAAAAAAATCTCTGACATAACCCGGGAATTACAGCTGGTGGCCCCATGGCTAACAGATGGTGAAGCCCGCAAACGCGTGCGATGGTGCTTGGAAATATTCAGAGCAAAAACATTTCTGTCGGTACGAAAGGGAATTCATGCTGATTAACAAAAAGTGCTATAAATCTCTTTTGATGTTGAAAATGGGCCAAAAAATCAGATAATCCATTTATGCTTGGCAGAGCTGCGCCACTCGGCAGCGACAGAAGCGACAATTTGATTACAACGAAAACCCCGCAAGAGCGGGGTTTTTGCTTTCCGGCGATACGACAGGGGTATTCGCGAGATGCATTGCATCAGTACCCCTGTCATATCGTCGTATTTCGCGTAATTGATTTGCTTCGCCTCACCGTGGCGTAGAGGTCTTGTGCAATAGCTCCCTCTGTTATTTATATAAACAAAAATGTTTATTCTTTGCTTGATAACATAAACAAAAATGTTTATACTTATCTCAAGTTAAACAGACAGGAGGAGGAAGTGAAGCAAAGCGAGTTGAGGCGTTGGCTTGCAGCTCAAGGGGCAGAATTTAAAGATGGTACTAACCACTTGAAAATCTATCTCAACGGCAAGCAAACGGTAATGCCGAGACATCCGGGAAAGGAAATACCGGAACCGCTGAGGAAGGCAATTCTGAAGCAACTAGGCATCAAATAAAACCCAGCCCCTCGGGGCTGGTACTCGCGGAGAGTCACTTAATCAATATGCGATACCCGGTAATTTTTGAGCATGACGAAACCGGCTGGGCGGTATTCTTTCCAGATATCCCAGAGGCAATGACGGGAGGAGAGACCAGGGAGGAAGCGTTAGAGATGGCGCAAGATGCCCTGGTGACGGCGTTTGACTTTTACTTCGACGACCGCAGGGAGATTCCCGCTCCATCAACAGAAGGTGATGCATTTGTTGAGGTTCCGGCCAGCGTGGCAGCAAAGGTATTGTTGTTAAACCGGCTGGTCAGCACGAATACCAGTAATGCTGATCTCGCCCGCATGATTAATACGCGTCCACAGGAAGTGCAGCGCATCGTATCTCTTGGTCATAGCACTAAAATCGATACGATACAAAAAGCGCTATCAGCGCTGGGACAAAAGATGGAAATTGTCGTCCAATAATCTCAACATCTCCTAATTAAAGGTCGCCATACTGGCGGCCTTTTTCATTTCAGGCCCACGGGATTCATCATCGATACGGCTCGTTGTTAAATCAGCCCGATGGGCCTGTTCCTATCAAACACACGCACAGCACCCGCACACAGCGAGGTGAGAGTATGTATCGCATGGACAAATTAACAACCGGCATTGCCTATGGTGCGTCAGCTGGCAACGCCGGGTTCTGGATGCTTCAGGTGCTAGATAAGGTCAGTCCATCACAATGGGCAGCCATTGGCGTGCTTGGCAGCCTTCTTTTTGGTCTGCTTACGTACCTGACGAATCTGTACTTCAAAATCAAAGATGACCGGCGCAAGGCGGCACGGAGTGGTGATGGGAAACAGAGCGAAACTTAGCGCCGCTATGCTGGCGTTAATTGCTGCTGGTGCATCTGCGCCAACTCTGATGGATCAGTTCCTTGATGAGAAAGAAGGTAACAGCCTTACAGCGTATCGCGACGGTAGCCAGGGTATCTGGACTATTTGCCGCGGCGCCACGCGAATTGATGGTAAACCCGTCACGCAGGGGATGAAGTTAACCCAGGCAAAATGCGACGAGGTGAATGCTATCGAACGTGATAAGGCGCTGGCGTGGGTTGACCGGAATATCCGCGTACCGTTGACGCCCTCGCAGAAAGTCGGCATTGCTTCATTCTGTCCATACAACATCGGCCCCGGTAAATGCTTCCCGTCTACGTTCTACCAGCGCATCAACGCCGGCGACCGTAAAGGCGCATGTGAAGCGATTCGCTGGTGGATTAAGGACGGTGGGAAGGATTGCCGCATACGCTCTAATAACTGCTACGGGCAGGTGACTCGCCGGGATCAGGAAAGTGCGCTGACGTGCTGGGGGATTGACCAGTGAATGTAACTTACTTAAAGCCAGCTATCGCCGCGGTGATTATTGCTGGTGCCTTTGTTGCTGGTTTAGCCTGGAGCGATCGGGCATGGGAAAAGCGGTGGGCAGAACGTGATAGCGCCGAATCGGCTCAGGAAGTTAACGCGCAAACCGCCGCCAGGATGATTGAACAGGGGCGCTTGATCGCCCGCGATGAGGCCGTACAAGATGCGCAAGCTCAAACCGCTGCAGCGCGTGCTGCTGCCGCTAATCTCTCTGGCACTGTTAACCAGCTGCGCCAGCAGGCAAAAGCTTTTGCCACCCGCCTGGACGCCGCAAAGCACACCACAAGTCTTGCCGCTACCGTCAGAAGCAAAACAACCGGCGCCACCGCCGGAATGCTCGCCGACATGCTTGGAGACCTTGCAGAAGAGGCTCGACGGTATGCTGCAATCGCTGACGAACGCTACACCGCAGGAATGACCTGCGAGCGGATTTACGAATCGGTGAGAACCTCTGTCCCCGCCAAGGGATAAAATAAATGATATCCCTTGTCGGGGATAATGAGGAGGAACAAATTGAAAACGTTGAAAGTTACACTTTTAAGACCTAAATCTGCCTCAGGCGAAAGGGTAGAGACCGCTTCTAAGCCTGAGGCGCAACCTAATAATTCACAAGGTTGGAAAATTAATGTAGAAGGTCAGGCAATGTTTAAAGGAACTGAGTAAATTCCTTGGAGGAATCATTTAGTCCAAACTCTTCAAGGTTATTGATGACTGCCTGTCTGGATTCTGGAGTTAGTTGAGTCATCAGGAAACCAACGACACATTTTAGTTGCCCAATCTCTTTGTTCAATTCTTCGAGCGTTTTGGCATTTGATTCCATTCGAAGGGTCATATTCTTTTTAATCATTTCTATTCCTTAAGCAGAGCTAATCAGCCATTTCTCTGCAATAACAATGTGTACCTGTGTCCCACCACAGGCGGCTGAGCAATAACCTTACACGCTGTGCTCTATCAGTAACACCCTGATGTTTAACCAGTACCCTCGCATAAGCGGGGCTTTTTTTATCCGTGAAGGTACACGATGCAAAATATCAAGATTGAATACGTTAATGGCGCGCTGGTGGCGCTGGAGCGTGACGGTGTGTCTTACGCGCATTTACCTGTCTCAGCTATCCATTTCGACCATACCGCTAAGATTTTCCCGCACCTTAAGATTGAGATTGAAGCTGGTGGTGCACCATTCGTACCGGCAGCACCAGCGCAACCACAACCGGCGGAGTTAGAACAGCCACCAACTGCTGTAGAAGAAGTGCAGCCAGCAAAAGAAGGTGAGCTCTTGCCGCCGGGTGATACTGCGCCACGACCGGCGCGTCGTCCCCGTCATCGCAACCGTAACCGTAACCGGAGCCAGTAATGTTTAATCGTAATGATCTGACCCTTTCGCTTTTCTATGCTTCCAGCACGAATGAGGAAGGCGAAAAAGTCGCGACACTGACCGTTCAGGTGAACAATTCCGACATGGTGGCCATGCAGAGCAACAAGCTGCAACGCACCACTGATAAGACCGGTAAAAAGGCTTATTCCGTTGGCGAGCAGATGATCACCAATGGTTCTGATCCGCTGCTGGTTGCCCTTGAGGACTACTGGCGCCGGAACACTGAGACGGTCGTGACCGGATTTCTGAACGATGTTGGCGACTTCATCGCAGGGAACATCAGCCAGTCTTCAACGTTCCTCGGCTTCAATGGGCTGAAGGTCTTCGAGAATGAGCCGCTGGCGGCACGCATCCCCGAGGATGTGCTGCAGGCTGACGGCGGCGCGTCCGCAGGCTGAGCATTCACAGAGGTCGTTCAGTGAGCGGCCTCGATGAATGACCATTCAAACGGTAATGATAACTGTTATCGTTGCGGGTCCTTTCCGGGAGTTCGAGTCGTTACGGGGCGGCGACCTCGCGGATTCTCGCTGCATATGAAAATTTCTGGGTTTAAGCCGTTTCCGTTCTTCTTCTTTGTAACTTTTTGTTTATTAAATATTTAATTCCTTGTAAGAAAGGAAGCTAACAGCCTGTCTGCTGCCTGGATCACTTAAGATCGTTTCCGTACCCCGTTTTCGCTCAAGGAGTGCGTATGGAGGTGAACAAAAAACAGCTCTCCGATATTTTTGGTGTCAGCATTCGTACGATTCAGAACTGGCAGGATCAGGGGATGCCGTTTGTACGTGGTGGTGGCAAAGGTAATGAGGTGCTTTACGATTCCGCTGCCGTGATTAAGTGGTTTGCCCAACGTGATGCTGACATCGAAAACGAAAAGTTGAGAAAGGAAGTAGAAGAGCTCCGTAAGGCTGGTGAATCTGATCTGCAGCCAGGAACAATTGATTATGAGCGCTACCGTCTGACCCGCTCGCAGGCTGATGCCCAGGAGCTAAAAAACGCCAAAAGTTCCGCTGAGGTGGTGGAGACAGCATTCTGCACGTTCGTGCTTTCACGCGTGGCCGGCGAAATAGCCAGTATCCTGGACGGGATCCCCCTGTCGGTGCAGCGGCGGTTTCCTGAGCTGGAGAATCGACACATTGATTTCCTTAAAAAGGACGTAATCAAAGCCATGAACAAGGCAGCTGCGCTGGATGAAATTATACCGGGGTTGCTGAGTGAATATATCGAACAGTCAGATTAAGGGGCTGCAGTCATCCGCGCGCGCCGGGCTGCGCTCACTCTATCGCCCGGAGCCGCAAACGGCAGTGGAATGGGCAGACAATAATTATTATTTGCCGAAAGAATCAGCTTACCAGGAAGGGCGCTGGGTCACGCTGCCTTTCCAGCGCGCAATAATGAATGCGATGGGGAATGACTACATCCGGGAAGTGAACGTTGTTAAATCTGCCCGTGTCGGTTACTCGAAGATGCTGCTGGGCGTCTATTCCTATTTTATTGAGCATAAGCAGCGAAATTCCCTCATCTGGCTGCCGACCGACGGCGATGCCGAAAACTTCATGAAGTCGCATGTTGAGCCGACGATCCGTGATATTCCCGCACTGCTGGCGCTGGCGCCGTGGTATGGGAAAAAGCACCGCAATAACACGCTCAGCATGAAGCGTTTCTCTAATGGTCGCGGTTTCTGGTGTCTCGGCGGTAAAGCTGCAAAGAACTATCGTGAGAAATCGGTTGATGTTGCCGGATATGACGAACTGGCGGCATTCGATGAGGACATCGAGAAAGAAGGTTCGCCAACGTTTCTGGGTGATAAGCGGATCGAGGGTTCTGTCTGGCCCAAATCAATCCGCGGCTCTACCCCAAAAATTCGTGGTACCTGCCAGATTGAACGAGCCGCCAGCGAATCGCAGCATTTTATGCGCTTCCATGTTGAGTGTCCGCACTGCGGGGAAGAGCAATATCTCAAGTTCGGCGATCGTGAAACGCCTTTTGGTTTTAAATGGTCTCCTGGTGAGCCCTCCAGCGTTTTTTACCTGTGCGAGCATAACGGGTGCGTCATTAAGCAACAGGAGCTGGACTTTACCAATGCGCGTTATATCTGCGAGCGAACCGGCATCTGGACTGCTGACGGTCTTAACTGGTTTTCTTCATCTGGCGGAGAAATAGATCCGCCTGACAGTGTGACCTTCCATATCTGGACGGCCTATAGCCCGTTCACCACCTGGGTGCAGATTGTAAAAGAGTGGATAAAGACCAAGGGTGATACAGGCAAACGTAAAACCTTCACTAATACCACCCTCGGGGAAACCTGGGAGCCGAAAATTGGTGAACGGCCTGATGCCGATCTTATTGAAGAGCGAAAGGAACTCTTTGCTGCCGCAGTGCCGGATCGCGTTGTCTATCTGACTGCCGGGATTGACTCACAGCTTGATCGTTATGAAATGCGAGTTTGGGGCTGGGGACCTGGTGAAGAAAGCTGGCTGGTGGACCGACAGATTATCATGGGGCGTCATGATGACGAGCAGACCCTTAAACGCGTCGATGAGGCGATCAATAAGACCTATAAACGCCGAAATGGCGCGGAGATGAGCATTTCCCGCATCTGCTGGGATATCGGGGGGATTGACCCCACAATCGTTTATGGCCGTTCGAAAAAGCATGGTCTTTTCCGCGTAATCCCCATCAAAGGTGCATCGGTATACGGTAAACCTGTAGCGAATATGCCGCGTAAACGAAATAAAAACGGGGTGTATCTGACGGAGGTTGGTACCGATACGGCGAAGGAGCAGATTTATAATCGATTAACTCTTATCCCGGTTGGTGATGAGCCATTGGCCGGCGCCGTACATTTTCCTAACAACCCGGAAATTTTCGACCTGACCGAGGCTCAGCAACTGACAGCAGAGGAGCAGGTTGAAAAATGGGTAAACGGCGAGCGGAAAATACTCTGGGACAGTAAGAAACGCCGTAATGAGGCGCTGGACTGTTTTGTCTACGCGCTGGCAGCTCTGCGGATAAGCGTCTCCCGCTGGCAGCTGAATCTTGAGTCTCTTCTGATAAGCATGCAGGAGGACGAACATACCTCTAAACCGAAAAAGACCCTGGCGGATTATGCCCGGGCATTAGCCGGAGATGAATAATGGCAACACAGTCTGAACTGGACAGTGCCCGCGCCGCACTTCATGACCTGATGACAGGGAAACGCGTTGCGACGGTACAGAAAGATGGCCGCCGCGTTGAGTTTACTGCCACGTCAGTTGCTGATTTGAAAAAATATATTGCCGAACTTGAAGTTCAGATTGGCATCACCAGTCGCCGGCGCGGGCCAGCAGGATTTTACGCATGAAATTACCAGCACTTGTTGGACCCGACGGTAAAACGTCGCTCCGGGAATATGCCGGATACCATGGTGGGGCTGGTGGCTTTGGTGGCCAGCTGCGCGCGTGGAATCCACCCAGTGAAAGTGGTGATGCCGCACTACTGCCGAACTTCCAGCGTGGAAACGCCCGCGCCGACGATCTTGTTCGTAATAACGGCCTCGCGGCGAATGCGGTACAGCTTCACCAGGATCATATCGTTGGTTCATTTTTCCGTCTTAGTCACCGGCCTGCCTGGCGCTATCTTGGGATCAGTGAAGAGGATGCGCGCGCGTTTGCCCGTGAGTGCGAGGATGCCTGGAAAGAATACGCAGAGGACGACCACTGTTTTATTGATGCCGAACGTAAACGCACGTTCACCATGATGATCCGTGAAGGGGTGGCCATGCACACTTTTAACGGAGAGTTATTTACTCAGGCGACCTGGGATACCAGCGCGAACAGGCTATTTCGAACACAGTTTAAGATGGTCAGTCCTAAGCGGATCGGTAATCCAGGCAATCAGGGCGATACCCGTAATTGCCGGGCAGGGGTAAGGATTAATGATGCTGGTGCCGCCCAGGGTTACTACGTCAGCGAGGATAACTATCCCGGGTGGATGGCTCAGAAGTGGAATTATATTCCGCGTGAACTACCTGGCGGGCGAACGGCCTTTATCCATGTGTTTGAGCCAATGGAAGATGGACAGACAAGGGGGGCGAATCAGTTTTATAGCGTTATGGAGCAGATGAAAATGCTCGATACGCTGCAAAACACACAACTGCAAAGCGCCATCGTCAAGGCGATGTATGCCGCCACGATTGAAAGTGAGATGGATACCCAGACAGCGATGGATTTTATCCTCGGTGCGGACAATCCGGAGCAGACGAAAAAGCTGACCGGATGGCTGGGGGAAATCGCAACTTATTATGCGGCCGCCCCGGTCAGGCTTGGAGGGGCGAAGGTGCCACACCTGATGCCCGGGGATTCACTGAATCTGCAGTCTGCTCAGAATACTGATAATGGGTACTCCGTATTTGAGCAATCCCTCTTACGTTACATCGCCGCGGGGCTTGGCGTTTCTTACGAACAGTTATCCCGCAACTACTCACAGATGAGTTACTCCACCGCACGCGCAAGCGCCAATGAGTCCTGGGCTTATTTTATGGGCCGGCGCAAATTCATCGCTTCCCGACAGGCGAGCATGATGTTTTTGTGCTGGCTGGAAGAGGCGATCGTCCGTCGTGTCGTCAGCCTGCCATCCCGCGCCCGTTACAGTTTCCAGGAGGCCAGGACAAGCTGGGCGAACTGCGACTGGATCGGCTCCGGCAGGATGGCGATTGACGGCCTTAAGGAGGTGCAGGAGGCGGTTATGCTGATTGAAGCAGGCCTCAGTACCTATGAAAAAGAATGCGCGAAGCGCGGCGATGATTATCAGGAAATCTTTGCCCAGCAGGTGCGTGAAACGATGGAACGGCGACAGGCAGGGTTAAGACCGCCTTCGTGGGCAGCTGCGGCGTTCCAGTCTGGTCTGGAGAATTCCGGTAAGGAGGAACAAGATGACGCCCGAGCTGCGTAACCTTCCACATATTGCCAGCCTGGCATTTAACGAACCGCTGCTCCTTGAACCCGCCTATGCGCGGGTTTTCTTTTGCGCGCTGGCAGGCCAGCTGGGCATTACCCGCCTGACTGATACCGTATCGGGGACAACCCTGGGCACCGAGCAAATGGCGGAACCACTGATGCTATTCGGTAACGAGGAGGCCGGGCCGCGTCCGGCTCGTAGCTATCAGGTAATGAATGGTATTGCGGTATTACCGGTTGCCGGGACCCTGGTCAATAAAACCCGCTCACTCCAGCCGTATTCCGGCATGACCGGGTACAACGGTGTAATTGCACGCCTGCAGCAGGCTATCAGCGATCCGGATGTTGATGGTGTTTTGCTGGATATGGATACGCCAGGTGGGATGGTCGCCGGAGCGTTTGACTGCGCCGACATTATTGCCCGGGCCCGCGATATTAAACCCGTCTGGGCGCTGGCGAACGATATGAACTGCAGCGCCGGGCAGCTTATCGCCAGTGCGGCATCACGCCGGCTGGTGACACAGACCGCAAGGACGGGGTCCATCGGTGTGATGATGGCCCACAGTAATTATGGCCAGGTGCTGAAATCTCAGGGGGTCGAGGTCACGTTGATTTACAGCGGCGACCACAAGGTTGATGGCAACCCTTACGAAAAATTGCCAAAAGATGTTCGTGAAGCTTTTCAGTCCCGTATTGATGCCACCCGGCAGATGTTTGCTGAAAAAGTGGCAGGTTATACGGGAATGTCGGTGAGGGCGGTTCTCGATACTGAGGCTGCGGTCTTCTCCGGGCAGGAGTCCATTGATCATGGGCTGGCGGACGAACTTGTTAACAGTACAGATGCGATCGGCGTAATGCGCAGCGCGCTGGATACCAAAAAGACCATCCATATCGGAGGAACGATGAAGACAACGACGACGAATGCAGCTGCAACCCAACCAGACGCCAATGCCGCACCGGAAGCCAATGGAGCAATTGTAACTGCTCCGGCAGCGCCAGCGGCTGCTGTACCCACACCGGATGTAAATGCTCAGGTTGCCGCGGCGGTCTCTGCTGAGAATGCCCGAATTATGGGGATCCTGAACTGTGAGGCCGCAAGCGGTCGGGAGGAACAGGCCCGTGCGCTGGCAGAAACGCCGGGAATGACGGTTGAGCATGCACAGCGCATTCTGGCGGCGGCGCCACAAAGTTCACAGGCCCGAAGCGAAACCGCGCTGGATCGCCTGATGGGAACCGCACCAGAAACGCTGGCGTCCGGAGCACCGGCTGCCAGTGAAACAGATGATTTGATGAATACCCCTGTTTGAGAGGCTCACATGGCTAACACTGAAGAATTTACACACTACCAGCCGCTGGGTAATAGCGATCCAGCTCACACCGCTTATGGCACTGGCGCACTGGCAGCGGCAATGCCCGTTATGACTCCGTTAATGCTGGAGGCGACGGCGGGAAAACTGGTTGCCTGGGACGGCGAGCATGCTGGCGCGGCATGCGGCATCCTGGCGGTAGCCGCCGACCAGAACAGCACGGAACTTACCTTTTACAAATCCGGCTCCTTCCGTATTGAAGATATTCACTGGCCGGATGCAGTCACCGACGACAGCATTAAACGTAATGCCTTTGCTGGGACTGCTATCAGCATTGTTTAACCGACTTCTTTACCACTTTCATTATTCATAAAGGCCGCATTTGCGGCTTTTTTTACGGGAAAAATCTATGTCAGTTTATACAACAGCCCAACTGCTGGCGGTCAATGAGAAGAAATTCAAATTCGATCCGCTTTTCCTGCGCATCTTCTTTCGTGAAAGTTATCCCTTCACTACAGAGAAAGTCTACTTGTCGCAAATTCCAGGCCTGGTCAACATGGCGCTGTATGTGTCGCCGATTGTCTCCGGGAAAGTGATTCGTTCTCGTGGCGGTAGCACGTCAGAATTTACACCTGGCTATGTGAAGCCGAAGCACTTAGCATGGCTTTCTGAGACTTTCGTGTAGTTGCTGGTTATTGTACTTAACATTTTGATAATTATGATTAATTTTTTCTGGCGCTTTCACTGGATTTTCCTCGTTTTCTGTGCGTTGCAATCACCTCTGTATTGCAGCTTGTATTGCTTTTTGGGGGCTAAAAATGGCTGGTGAGAACAAATTGAGCGACAAGGCGCTCAAGGGATATCTGGGAAAACCCAGAGAAAAGCAGATCACTGTAGCGGATGGGAAGGGGCTTTCAGTTCGTGTGAGTAAGAAGGGGGCTGTGAGTTTTGTTTTCTTCTACAGATTAGCTGGTGGCTTGCCAGCTCCGGTCTGGTTAACGCTAGGGAAGTATCCGGATATGTCGCTAAAACAAGCCAGGGAGAAGCGGGATGAGTGCCGGGCGTGGCTTGCAGAGAAGCGAGATCCCCGCATCCAGATTAAGATTCAATCTGAGGAGCGTCTTAAGCCGGTAACCGTTCAGGACGCTCTCTGTTACTGGTACGAAAATTACTGCAAGGTTCGCCGTAAAACCCATGCTGTAACTCTGGGCCGCTTTCGTAAACATGTTTTTCCCTTTATCGGGCATCTGCCTGTAAATGAAACTCATCTTTATGAATGGCTCGACTGTTTTGACCGGATTAAACGTAATGCGCCTGTTATGGCGGCGTATGTATTTTCTGACACAAAACTGGCACTTCGTTTTTGCCGGGTTCGACAGTACGCAACGTGCGATGTACTTAAGGACTTGCGCATGACCGATGTTGGACAGGCGGCAGGTAAGCGTGATCGGGTTCTTGATGAGACCGAGTTAGGGCAGCTCTGGAGAGCTATTTTTGTTGAACCTGATATCAAGTTGATGTCCGAGTACGCCAGAAAAATGTTTGTCCTGTGTACGGTTTTCGGATGCCGCATGAGTGAGGCCCGGTTATCAGAATGGAAGGAATGGGATCGAAAAAACTGGGTATGGTCCGTACCAAAAGAGCATTCAAAAACTGGAGTGGAAATTGTGAGGCCAGTACCCGAAGCTCTGAGGCAGTGGATCACGGACATCCACGAGGAAACCAAGCATACAGGCTATGTACTGGGTGGTCTGCGTATCAGGGAAAGCGTAAGCAAAATTGGAGGAAAAATTGGTAAGCGGCTGGGCCATGAAAAACAATGGTCTTTACATGATCTCAGGCGAACGCTTTCAACCCATCTGAGTGATTTGGGCGTTGAGTTTCATGTCGTGGAGCAGCTGTTAGGCCATGCATTACCTGGTATGGCGGGTATTTACAACCGAAGTAAATTTATGGCGAAGAAACTGGACGCGTTAGATCTCTGGACAACATATCTCAATAGCATCTCAGGAGCTGAGTCAAAAGTGATAATCCTCAAACAAAAGGTTGGTTAACATGAAAAAAATGGCAGTTATTGATAAAAAGGGCCTCGAGTACATTCCTAACATTGACCGTATGATCCGTGAGAAAGAGTGTCGAGAGCTGACTACTCTTGCGAACAGCACTCGTTGGAAGCTGGAGAAGGAAGGGAAGTTTCCAAAGCGAATCAAAATTGGTTCTACTGCTGTTGCTTATCGCCTATCTGAAGTGCAAGCTTGGATTAGGGGGGAGTGGGGCAATATTTAAACTACCCCATTGTATGGGGTTAGTTTTGTTTTATTCTAATGCAATAATTATTGTGATCAATTTGATATGCGGAGGGTTCAGATGAATTTAAATAATCGTCCAGCTGATTGTAAGTTACTGGCTCTCCATTAAAATCTATCCGCCAAAAAGTAGGGTCGAGAGAGTTGATAAATTGACTATCCTCATTATTGATTAATTCAAGGACAAGTTCATTGTTTTTCTTATGATAATATCTTGTTAAGAATCTCGTCTCAGACTCAATGAAAATAGTTACTTTCACATATTTATTTTCATCAATGGTAATGGTTTCACCTATGTTAGAAAGTTTATCCAGTTCATCAGTAGACTCACTGGTAGTATATTTTATGTCAGGCGTTTTTATCTCTTTGAATAATTCCGTCAATGCGATCCCCGCGCCTTTAAGAAGAGAGCTGGATAGGCTTAAGCACATTGACGTATATGACTCTTCAACAGGACTAGGGAGGCCTCGCCCTCTCTCTTCCTCACTTAGACCAATTCTATAGAATGAGAGTGGTAAGGCATGAACATGGCTCGATAAAAATGTATACATCCATCGAAACGTTGGACGATCAATATCTATTTTTTCAGCTATTTCCTCTAAAGGTTGCATATATGCTGTTTGTCCATTTAAGTATTTTCTTTGCTCACCAGGTTTCAACGATTTAAAATAAAAATTAGATGTTAACCTTTCTTTTAACTCTTCTGCTTGCACTGTTAAATGTTTTATTTGCTCTTCATTTTCTAGAGCTGTGAACAGTCTAATTCTTGCTGTGCAGTCATGAAGGTTTAATATATTCCATCTGCAATCCCATTCATTTGAATCGCAGTTCTCTACACATAAATAATGAAAGCAAAGCCTTATTTCTAATATTGTTCTTGCTATATTGCAACAAGTCGCATAATCCCAGTGTTCTATTGATTTGGATGACCAGGTGTTGTGAGGAGCTAAATTAATGAGACTCACTGCTCTAACAATCATAGCAGTATAAAGCACGCTCGCATAAAAATGCTTACTGGTAGGTGAAGGAATGCCTGAAAATTCCTTAGATAAAAGGATGCTTTCTTTTAGAACACTGTCAAAAGCTGATAATGACTCAATATATCCTGGGGATGGTTCTGTTGGCATATTTGCGTCAGACATGATTTTATAATCTGTTGAGTTGCCATTATTCATAAAATTTCCCACTCTATAATAATTAACAGAATTAACCTTTAGGGTTTATACCCTGTCTAAGCAGTTCAGCCCTTACTAACTGCTTGATCCAATTACCCAGACTCATCCCTTCTTTTGCAGCAGCGTTCGCCATTTGCTCTTTCAGTTCTGGATTAATACGAATCTGAAAAGCAGGTGCTTTACCAGAACCTTTAGGCTGTTTATCACGTTGAACAATAGTTGACATGTGTGTACCTATTTTATAGTATGACTTTGGATAGGTACACACCTTATCATGTTTTGTTTCTATGTAACAACGCCCTGCAGTGCTCGCAACACATACAGGGCGTCTAACCAAACCGTTAACTGGAGTAACGACTATGGCTGGAACACAGCATACCCAAACTCACCCAAAATTTACATGGCTCTTTCTGGCAACCCCTAAGAGCCATCCCGACTGTTCGCCGGTAGTTCTGCGTTTTGATACTGATACCGAAGAGAATGCACGCGCCGCATTCCCGGGCTGGGAAATGGTATTCGCCGCCAAAATTCGGGCTGAAGCACCATGCAGGGTCGCGTTCTTTGACTACAACACCCGTCGCGGTTGGGCTTTTGATAGCGCCTCAGGCAGAGAGGTGGTTGGCCATGATTAATACATACCGCACTAAAATCGATCTTCTGACATTGGCTCAAGAGATCGCCGCGCTTCTGTCATGTGCTTCTTATTTGGCAACGATCAGAGGGGATGAAGAACGTCTCCATGTAATGAGTTTAACCGGCCTTGCTTACCGCCTTGCTGATGAACTGGCAAATGAGCTGGATATCTCGGATCTCGACCAAACTAAGTGTTGCAAGGATGGTGCCCTATGATCAGTAACGTGAAATTTAATGAGCTTGCTGATCGTGTTGAGCAACTGGCGGGCAAGGTGGAAGACCTAGACAACTGTATCAAGGCTCAGAGGTTCGATGATGGAGAAGTGCGCCATGTATAGTCAGATACCGATGCTTAATGTGGCTCTCCACGTCTCTCCTGATTTCACCGGTCGTATTCTTCTCTACGTAGTGGATGGAAAGGTCGAATGTGAAACCCCGTTAATGCCGAATGAAATTGTCGGGACTTCGAAGCTATTTAACGAGATGCTGGCGCGAGCTGGTTACCGCAAAACGTTCACCAGTAAGGGATAACACGATGAAAAAGAAAAATACCGGGTTTACCTCCGGGGGCTTCACTCATCCTGAGATCCTGCCGGGCGATATTTACCAGGATAAACGGGGCGAGCGTGTAACGATTTTATCTGCGACACCAAACCGCATTTGTTTTATTCGCGACGGGTATACGGGGGAATGTGCATTTCCTGCGGTTCGTTTTCTGAGGGAGTTCACGCCAGTGAAGCGTCAGACAATCGCCGAATGGTGCGACACCAACAATACAGCAGAAAAGATAAAGAAAATTCGCGCGATGATTGCAGCTAAGAGAGCAGGGAAATGAAAAACGCACCGAACGTGAAGCAGCTGCCGAAGGACAAATTTACTGAGGCGATTATTTTTGCTGGTGCTGACGCATGGAGTCATGCCAAACAATGGGAAGAGGGATTAGGTAAGCAGATCGCGGAAGACACAACGCCTCCTGTTTATCTGGGGCCGCGGCAACTGGAGGAACTGGACAACCTGCGCATTATCGATGATGGCCGCCGAGCTGCGCGGGTGTACCTGGCTGGCGATATCGAGACGTCGATGATTAGTGCCATTGGTGCCAAGCTGGCACAGGCCGGGGTACAGGACGCTAAACTTTATAAGGGTATTCCCGATACTCATCCGGAGGACTGGCGCGATCATCTTAATCGGATTAGGGAAGGAAAAAGCACAGTAGTAAATCTGCCAGTGACGAAAAGAGAACCAGCGCATGATGAAGTTAGCCCGGCTCTGAACCAGATGGGGGCCAGTCAACGCGGGCAAGTGCTGCTGGCGCATTACGATGGCGACCTGGCTATTCATGCAGATTCGGACATGGTTCACCACTATAACGGTGTGATCTGGAATCCACTCCCGGATAAAGAGCTGCAACGGGCGATGGCGCAGATTTACATCGATGCTGAGGTAGCCTATTCGCAAAATGCTATCAAATCGGCGGTGGAAACCATGAAGCTGAGCCTGCCGGTGATGGGAATAACTGCACGTAACCTTATTGGCTTCAGCAATGGCGTATTTGATACCCGAACGGGGATATTCAGGGAGCACAGCAAAACCGACTGGCTGCTGATCGCCAGTGAGCTGCCATTCAGCCCACCAGCGGAAGGAGAGACGCTGGCCAGCCATGCGCCGAATTTCTGGAAGTGGTTACGACGTTCTGTGGCCAACAATGACCGGAAGACAGATCGTGTATTGGCTGCCCTCTTCATGGTGCTGGCGAATCGGTACGACTGGCAGTTGTTCCTTGAGGTTACGGGGCCAGGCGGAAGCGGGAAAAGTGTGATGGCGGAAATCTGCACCATGCTGGCGGGTAAGGCCAATACAGTATCAGCCAGCATGAAAGCGCTGGAGGATTCCAGAGACAGAGCGCTGGTGGTTGGGTACTCATTGATCATCATGCCGGATATGACCCGATATGCTGGAGACGGCGCCGGGATTAAGGCCATTACGGGCGGTGATAAGGTTTCTATCGACCCGAAACATAAAGCACCATATTCAACCCGTATTCCTGCTGTAGTACTGGCCGTAAACAACAACGCCATGACCTTCAGCGACCGCAGTGGGGGGATATCGCGCCGGCGCGTTATATTCAACTTTACGGAAGTTGTTCCGGAAAACGAGCGCGATACGATGCTGGCTGAAAAGATAGAAGGTGAACTGGCCGTCATCATTCGCCACCTGCTGATCCGCTTTTCCAGTCAGGACGAAGCCAAACAGCTGCTGCATGAACAGCAGAAGTCAGAAGAGGCACTGGCTATCAAGCGTGAAGGTGATTCGCTGGTGGATTTCTGCGGTTATCTGATGGCGTCGGTAGTGTGTGATGGGATGTTTATCGGCAATGCGGAGATTGTGCCATTCAGCCCGCGCAAATATCTGTATCACGCCTATCTGGCATACATGCGGGCCAATGGTCTGAGTAAGCCAGTCTCTCTGATGCGGTTTGGTACCGATATGCCAGGCGCAATGGCTGAGTACGGCAAGGAGTACCAGAAGAGAAAGACTAAACACGGAATACGATCCAACGTCACCCTGAATGATGATTCCGGGGAGTGGATGCCTTCATGTGCAACTACCTCAGAGAGTGAAGGGGGAGAGTAAAGTTACAGATAAAGTGTTCACCAGTATTCACCGTGTTAAAAAATCCATTTATTACATGCTGTTAAGGGGTGAACACTTATTTATAAAGTATTCACCAAAGTATTCACCTGTTCACCTTTTGGTTGTTTTTTGCTCTAAAGGGTGAAGGGTAGGGTGAACACTTGTGAATACCTGAAAGAAAGGTGTACATCACTTAACTTTATGAATTTTTTGATTAAAATTGACAAGGTGAACGGGTGAACACTTAAACGTATATTTTTATTTTTTTTAGCACCAGCAATTCCTGGGGGAACAATGCAACGACTGAATGAAATCAAAAAGCGGCTTGAAGCTATTGATCGGGCCCTCAATGAACAGGGAGACCGTTTCAGGGATGACCCGGTCATAAAAACACAAATCAGAGACCTGAAAGATTATGTTGACGCTGAACGCAAGAAAATCCTGAGGCAGGAGACAAATGGAGAGCTTACCGATTTTGAAGCAAAATTTATTCTGGGGGCAATCGATGATGTTTACACGGCCTCGCTTAGTCAGATAAGACGTGGAGCGAGGATAAATGTAGAGTTAAGTGACAAAATAAATAATACATTATACTCACTCAATCATTGGCTATCCGAGATTAATGGCCATACGAAGAAAAAATCTGAATAAAAACGTTAAATAAAAAGCGGGTCCGACGCTGACCCGCTTTTAATTACACTGAAGAAATTACTTCTTTTATTACCATTGGAGGAACAGTAACCACAGAAGAGTAACAGATGTATTTTTTTATGTAATGCTGGTTATGGAATATTGCACAACATTGCACACTATTGCACATGGCTGCACTCAATCAATTTTATATGGATGGTGATAGCATTATTACCGTACCTGTTCCTGTATTGATTTTTTGAGGTAAAAACATGCCTGATTTATATTCACCGGCCCAGCTTGTAAGAGTAGTAGGCGCAGAGGATATTCAGAAGCAACTAAAAACACTGTTTACTGATTTATTTTTTACGCGTGCAGTCACTTTCGAAACCCGCGATATCATTCTGGACACAATTGATGATCCGAATATCCCTATTGCTGCGTTCTGTTCTCCCATGGTGGGGAGTAAAGTAGCGCGTGATGAGGGTTATGAATCGAAATCCATCCGACCGGGATACATGAAGCCCAAGAGCAGTATTGACCCTAATAAGCTGGCTGTTCGTCCGGCTGGAGTGACCCCAGAGCAATACAGCACTCTCAATACCCGCAACATCAAAGTAAAACAGTCCATTCTGAAACAGTCGATAGCCATCCGGGCGCGTATCGAGTGGCTGGCGGTTCAGGCCGTAACCACCGGGAAAAACATTATCGAAGGTGACGGAATTGAGCGCTACGAACTGGACTGGAATATCAAATCCCAGAACATTATCACTCAGGCTGGCGCTGCTGCCTGGTCAGGCAGGGATAAAGCAACCTTTGATCCGAATGATGATATTGAAAACTATTCGGAACTGAGTGAAGGGGTAACAAATATCATCATCATGGGCGGCAACGTCTGGAAGAAATACCGCGCTTTCAAAGCGATTAAAGATGTACTCGATACCCGCCGTGGTTCTAATGCCCAGCTGGAAACAGCACTTAAAGATCTAGGCGATTCAGTGAGCTTTAAGGGCTACATGGGCGACGTTGCAATCGTAGTTTATAGCGGTCGCTACACCGATGAAGACGGTACAGAAAAGTATTTCCTCGATCCTGATTTGATGGTGCTGGGTAATACCGCTTTACAGGGCATTGTGGCTTACGGTGGTATTCAGGATCCCGAGCTTATCCGCATGGGAATCACTAAAGCTGAACTGGCGCCAAAGAACTACATCGTGCCTGGCGATCCTGCTATTGAGTACGTCCAGACCCATTCCGCGCCGCAACCTATCCCGGCTCGTATTAACCGTTTTGTTACCGTCCGTGTGGCTTAAGGAGCATTTATGACTGCGAATTACATTGAGCTGGTGGCCGGCACTGAAGCGCTGGTAACTACGCTGGGTATGTTTGCCAGCGGTAAAGGCGTAATTCCGGAGCTAACACCATTGATGCAGGATGACAATGGCGCTCTTGTCGTATGGGATGGCGCCAAGGCAGGGCAGGCAGTCTATGTCTCATGCTTTACGGTTGATACTGCCAGCCAGACGCAGGCGCAGGTCTACAAAGCCGGTGTGCTGAATGTTGATGCACTCAACTGGCCGGAGGCGGTGACAACCCTTTCCGCGAAGATTGCCGCCTTTGTTGGGTCCGGTATTTCTGTTCAGCCTCTGGCAATGGTGTGAGGTGATGTCGATGCAAGATAAAGATAACAGCCTGATGGTAACAGCGGATGCACTCTATCCGGATCCGATGGTGCACGAACTGCAGGAGCTCGCAGATAAGATGAACGTCAGCGAACGTCTGGTTGATATGAATCAGGTGATTGAACTCACGACGCTAAGCCGCCGTACATTGCTGAACCTTGAGGCCCGTGGTGAGTTTCCTGTGCGCGTACAGGTCACTGAGGGCCGTAAGGCATGGTATCTGAGTGAGGTAATAGAGTGGATCAATAACATTCCGCGTTGTTCTGACACCTGCCAGATCCCTGTTCCAGCTAAACCAGATGCCTCGCTGTGCCTAAAGGCTGAACGGGTACGCCGACAGGCCCGAGGCGGGAAAAGTGAGTTGATTGGCTGAACGGACAGACCCGATTGGACCGGCGAAAGAGCACGGGTCCTTTCGGGGTGTTCGAGCCGTTACGGGGCGGCGACCTCGCGGATTCTCGCTACATATGAAGATTTTCTGTGATTTGCCATTTCCGTACTTCTTCGTTGTAACTATATGTTTTAAATGAAAACACGCCATAAAAAGAAAGGAAATAAAAAGCACTTAATATGGCCCGTGACAGCAAAACCGTTTCCTTTCTCCTGAAATTGAAGAGGTATCTATGAGTGCAGACAAAGAAGTGATGACCCGCATTGAACTTAGTGGTGTATTGGCTAAGACGTTCGGCCGGGTTCACCACCGAGTAATCAGAACGACTCAGGAAGCAGGCGTGGCATTAGCCGCGACAATTCCGGGTTTTGAGCGATTTATGATTGATAGCAAAGATAAGGGGCTGACCTTTGCTGTTTTCAGGGGTAAGACAAATATTGGCGCCGATGATTTGGGTTATCCGGTAACGGGTGAGGCTATTCGCATTGTCCCGGTTATTGCCGGCAGCAAAAAATCCGGTTTGCTTCAGACAATAATGGGTGCCGTGCTCGTCGCCGCGGGAGCTATTGCAACCTTTGTTTTCGATCAGCCATGGGGTGTTAACCTGATGGTCGCTGGTGGCTCTATGATGGCTGGCGGTGTTATCCAGATGCTTTCCCCTCAACCCGGAGGTTTAGCCCGTAAAGAGTCCTCCGATAATAAAGCCAGCTATGCCTTTGGCGGTGTCACTAATACAGCCTCGCAGGGCTACCCGGTAGGCCTTCTATACGGCAAACGCCGAATTGGTGGCGCAATTATCTCCGCTGGTATCTATGTGGAGGATCAGCTTTGACAAATCAGGCGAGGCTCTGGCCGGAAGGAGAGGTATTTACCCGTAAGGTGTTGATACCGACAAACTACGATCCACTACCTGTTGAGGTGGTATACGTTGTCCCACCGTTCGATGTTGTTATTAAAACGTGGCAGAACAAAGACCCGATGAAGTCTTACGATTTGTTTCGCCAGTTCATCGTTGACTGGGATCAGCAGGAAAAACTGACAGATGATATTCTGAAATGTTTTCTGTTGGCCTACCCCGGAACTGATGAGGCCATCTTTGCTGGATGGTGTGAATATATGAAAGGTTTTTTAGTCGAACCCCGAGGATCTCTTCATTGTGCGTGGAATACAATAAACTGATACGATTTAATCGTAAACAATCACATCGCTGAAAAAAGTAGTATTCGGACCTGATGTTTAGGCGTTGAAAAACGCCAGAGTAACTGGCGGTTATTCATATGACGCTTGTGCTTTTGGACTTATTCGATAGGTGTTATAGATATTTTTCTGTCTGCTCCAAATGAACTTTTGTAAACTGCTGCTCTAGGATATTTTTTTGCTTTGGAAACTATTCCTACTATGTCTTTTTCATTAAAAAGAGGGCCTAGAATTATTGATTTTAACTCAAAAGGATGAAACTTTAAATCACTGTAATGTATAGGTCCTATTGGACGTGCATAAGTTGAAATTCTCCATTCTTTTTCGTAAGACCAATCTTCTGTTTTTATGAAGGTGATTTCATTGTTAATATATTCTACAGCTTTATGATGTGGCATGAAAAGTAGTTCCGCCATGCCTTTAGCCGTATACGTTAAAGGCATTTTATTTGTGTAATTTATGGGCTGGGCAATTAGCCATGCACTATCAAGAATATCTACGCAATCAAATTCGATTACAACGCCTCTATAACTATCAGCGTAATGGTTCCACATTGGTGGGATTGTTGCACTCTCTGATAAACATAATATCCTTCTTTCATTTAACATTTTTTTCCAAATGTCTTTCATTTGTTGTACTGCAAAAGGTGCACCAGGTCCTACTGGAGGTGATTTCTCAACTGTCTGGAGTTTTTCTATTAATTCCACAGGGATACCGTGCGGGAAAAGTTTTTTGTAAAATTCTATTAGGGCTCTAATTTGGGGGTTAATATTTTCAATGTTTTCTCGAGGGGTTATTAACTCCTGTATTAATTTCTCTGCCAGAGCTTTGCCTATGATTTCTTCATTGATACCTGGCATTACCTCTCTAGGAACATCAAAAGGATCATTGAAAATGATAGGGGAACTCCATCTTAGGCTGCATGTATCAAGAACAATATTGGCTGTGTTCAATGACATATATTTAAAAAATGTAGAACGCTCATGCATTCTGTTAGGTGATCTCATAGGGACCTCTTTTTCGATGAGTTCTAACATCACTCTGTATTGCAGTATGTATTGCAGTAGTGCATTTTAGATAAAAATTATGCTCCATTTTCTCATAAAAATCATTCAGATCCTTTCTCTATTGACTCATATAGCCGAAACACGAAGTTAACCCACAAATGACTCTTCGTCGCCTGCCTGATGAAGATCCACAGAATCTGGCAGATCCTGCTTATCGCCGTCGCCGCATCATTCTTCAGAATATGAAAGATGAGGAGCTGGCGATTGCACAGGTCGAAGAGAAGCAAGCAATCGAAGCTGTGCTTTATGGGAAATACACCATGAGCGGGGAAGCATTTGAGCCAGTTGAAGTGGATATGGGGCGCAGTGCTGGCAATAACATTATCCAGGCGGGGGCGGCAGCATGGTCTGGCCGTGATAAAAAAACCTATGATCCGACCGATGACATTGAAGCCTATGCGCTTAACGCCAGCGGTACAATCAACATTATCGTGTTCGATCCGAAGGGCTGGGCACTGTTCCGTTCTTTCGATGCCGTTAAGGAGAAGCTGGATACTCGCCGCGGCTCGAATTCTGAACTGGAAACGGCCCTGAAAGACCTGGGTAAAGCCGTTTCTTATAAGGGCATGTACGGCGATGTCGCCATTGTGGTTTATGCCGGTCAGCTCGTTGAAAATGATGTGAAAAAAAATGCTCTGCCGGATCTGTCTATGGTACTGGGTAACACCCAGGCCCGCGGTCTGCGCACCTATGGTTGCATCCTTGATGCAGACGCCCAGCGCGAAGGTATTAACGCTTCAACTCGCTACCCAAAAAACTGGGTTCAGTCAGGAGACCCTGCACGCGAATTCACCATGATTCAGTCAGCACCCCTGATGTTGCTGGCTGATCCGGATGAGTTCGTCTCCGTAAAACTGGCCTGACGAACTGGACCACGGCCCTTCGGGGCCTTTCTTATAAAGGGGAAACAGTGATGACCAAAGAAGAGTTAATTGCTCGCCTGAAAGAGCTGGGCAGCATGCTGAACCGTGAGATCAGTCTGACCGGATCGAAAGAAGAGCTGGCGCTGCGCATTGCAGAGCTGGAAGAGGAGCTTGGGGATGATATCGACGATGGTGGCGATAGCAATGAAACGGGGGCCGGAAATACGCCATCCGGAAGTGAGGAGAAGGATGGCGATGCGCAGGGTAACGCATTAACGCCGGCACCCCAGGAAACAAAGTCTGCTCCAGATGACCTGGTCGCGGTGAAAACGCTTACGACATTACACCTCGAAGCGCTGCACGCGGTAAAGAATGAACAGGTAAGTCTTGTTTTGCCGGGTACTACCGTTCGTGTCAGCGCCGGGGATGCAGAAGAGCTGATTACACGGGGGCTGGCTGTCGAACTGTAGCGGAGTGGACATGACCGATTTTGATAATGTTTTCGATGCTGCTATATCGCGGGCTGATGAAACGATCCGCTCAACCATGGGGACGGTGGCGCTTATCACCTCGGGTGGGCATTCCGGGCTGAGTATTTCCGGTGTCTTTGATGATCCAGAAAATATTGGCTATGCGGTTCCTGGTGTGAGAGTGGAGAGCACAAGCCCTTCTTTTTTCGTGAAATCGACAGATGCCAGCGAGTTACAGCGACTGGATACCCTCACCATTAACGGAATCTCCTACTGGATTGACAGGATTGGTCCGGACGATTGCGGATCCTGCCATCTCTGGCTAGGCAACGGGCAGCCCCCCGCAGGAAACCGCCGCCGATAGGAGGTGTAATGGGTATTAAGGGTCTGGAACAAGTCATTGCAAACCTCAATAGCCTTGATCGCAATATGGTGCCTAATGCCAGCGCCTGGGCAATCAATCGAGTAGCCAGAACAGCAGTCACCGCTGCAACCCGAAAAGTAGCTAAGGAAACCATCGCAGGGGATAACCGAGTGAAAGGCCTCCCGGTCAAACTGGTTAAACAGAGGGTAAGGGTCAGCAAAGCATCTTCAAATGGCCGAATGAACGCCAGGATAAAGGTTAATCGGGGGAACTTGCCGGCGATCAAACTGGGCGCTGCCCAGGTCCGCTTAACCAGAAAGAAAGGGGCGCTTCTACGGAGAGGGAGTGTCCTGAAGATCGGAAAATATCTTTTCAGGGACGCTTTCATTCAGCAATTAGCCAACGGTCGCTGGCATGTCATGAAGCGTATTGAAGGTAAAAATCGCTACCCCATCGATGTTGTGAAAATCCCACTGGCTGCGCCGCTTACAACTGCTTTCGAATCGGAGAAGAAACGCATGCTTGATGTGGAGATGCCAAAGCAACTGGCCGCTGCGCTCAAGCAACAACTGAGGTTACACCTGAAACGATGAAACATACCGAAATACGCCAGGCCGTGATCGATGGCCTGGAAAGCGTGATAGGGAATAGCGCCATTTTTTTTGATGGTCGTCCAGCTGTCATTGAGGAAGAAGATTTTCCTGCTGTGGCAGTTTATCTGACTGATGCCGAATACACCGGGGAGGAACTGGATGCTGATACCTGGCAGGCCACTCTACATATTGAAGTTTTCCTTCCTGCCCAGGTACCTGACTCCGAACTTGATGAGTGGATGGAAGCCCGGGTTTACCCAGCAATCTCAGGTATCTCCGCGCTGAGTGGACTGATTTCCGTGATGGTACAGCAGGGTTACGAATACCAGAGGGATGACAGCCTCGGGCTCTGGAGCTCCGCGGATATGAAATATTCAATTATTTATGACATGTGAGGATTTATGCCAACACCTAATCCACTTGCTCCGGTAAAAGGGGCGGGAACAACACTCTGGTTGTACACGGGGACCGGGGATGCTTATGCAAACCCTTTGTCCGATGCTGACTGGCAACGCCTGGCAAAAATTAAGGAGCTGACGCCGGGTGAAATGACGGCGGAGTCCTACGATGATACCTATCTTGATGATGAAGATGCAGACTGGACCGCTACCGCCCAGGGGGCAAAATCGGCAGGGGATACATCATTAACGCTGGCCTGGAAACCGGGAGAAGAGGGTCAAAAATCGCTGGTGGCCTGGTTCGTCGATGGCTCTGTACGGG